GAAACTTGGCAAGAACTTGTTACAAGAAACATGGAAATGCATATTAAAAAGTTTCCACAATTAGAGAAAGAAATCAGAGAGAACTACATGTATGTGTACAGAAAACAAGTTCTCCCTTCAATGAGGTCAATGCAATTTGCAGGAAAGCCTATAGAAATCTCACCAAATAGAATTTACAACTGTGCCTATGCGCCTGTTGATGATTGGAGGGTATTTTCTGAAATTATGTTCTTGTTACTTGGTGGTACAGGTGTGGGATACTCTGTTCAGAAACATCACGTAGAAATTCTACCTGAAATCAGAAAACCAAATAAAGAGAGAGGGAGAAGATGGTTAGTTGCGGATTCAATCGAAGGTTGGGCAGACGCAGTCAAAGTATTAGTTAAATCTTATTTCTTTGGTGGTTCTCATATTGAATTTGATTTCAGTGACATCAGACCAAAAGGTGCAAGATTAGTTACCTCTGGTGGAAAAGCCCCTGGACCTCAACCATTAAAGGAATGTTTAATTAAATTAGAAGGAATTCTTGATTCTAAAGAAAACGGGGACAGGTTAAAAGCAATAGAGGTTCACGATATGGTATGTCATATTGCAGACGCAGTTCTTGCGGGAGGTATTAGAAGAGCTGCTCTTATTTCTCTTTTTTCAGCGACAGATGAAGAAATGATTGGTTGTAAAAGTGGTTCTTGGTGGGAACAAAATCCACAAAGAGGTAGAGCTAATAACTCCGCAGTTTTAATGAGGCACAAGATTACCAAAGACTATTTCATGGACCTTTGGAAAAGGATTGAGGCAAGTGGCGCTGGCGAACCTGGTATCTACTTGAGTAACGATAAAGATTGGGGTACTAATCCTTGTTGTGAAATCGCGCTGAGACCCTTCCAATTCTGCAATCTAACAGAGGTTAACGTATCAAACGTAGTGTCTCAAGAAGATTATGAAGATAGAGTTAAAGCAGCTACGTTCATTGGAACTTTACAGGCAGGATATACTGACTTTCATTACTTGAGACCTATTTGGCAAAGAACAACAGAAAAAGATGCCCTCATCGGAATATCAATGACTGGAATTGGTTCAGGTGCCGTATTAGGTTTGAATATGAAATCGGCAGCAAAAGTTGTTAAAGAAGAAAATAAAAGAGTTGCTGAGTTAATAGGAATTAATCCTTCAGCTAGAACAACAACCGTTAAACCGGCTGGTACAACTTCATTAACGCTTGGAACTTCATCAGGTATTCACGCTTGGCACAATGATTACTATATAAGAAGAGTAAGAGTTGGTAAGAATGAATCAATTTATTCATATTTGAAAGATAACCACCCTGAACTTGTTGAAGACGAATACTTCAGACCACATGATACAGCGGTGATTGGTATTCCACAAAAATCACCAGAAGGTTCGATTTTAAGAAACGAATCACCAATCCAACTATTGGAGAGAGTTAAAAGAGTTCAACAAGAGTGGATTAAACCTGGACATAGAAGTGGTTCGAACGCTCACAATGTATCGGCAACAGTTTCTATTCGTGAACATGAATGGCCTGCGGTTGGTGAATGGATGTGGGAAAATAAAGAATATTATAATGGTCTTTCTGTTTTACCTTATGACGGTGGAACATATATCCAAGCACCTTTTGAAGATTGTACTAAAGAAAAGTATGAAGAACTTATGGGGGCACTTAAAGACGTTGATTTATCCAAAATAGTTGAAGTTGATGATAATACAGATTTAAGTGGAGAGTTGGCATGTGCTGGAGGAGCTTGTGTATTAGTTTAATTTATGGAAAAAAATTTTGATAAAAGGGTCAAGCCTAAAAAACTTGACCCTTCTCATTTTTATGAGGTTGGTAATAAAATAGTTTTTACTGAAGAGTATCACAAGCTGAGAGGGTATTGTTGTGGTTCGGGGTGTAAACATTGCCCATTCGAACCAATATATGAAAGAGGCTCAACTTTAATAAAAAAATAAACCATCTATATTTATCTGTAATGGCAGATGGAATTACATATGGTTTAAATTTCCCCTTTAGAGATTCTAAACGTGGGGACTATCTCGAACTTACTGAATTTGAAAAACAACAAATTAAATCTGACTTGATACATCTTTTGTTGACAAGGAAGGGCTCAAGATATTACTTACCCCAATTTGGTACAAGAATTTATGAATTTTTATTTGAACCTTTTGACGGATTGACCTTCGATGCAATTGAAGCCGACATTAGAGATTCGATAGAACAATTTATGCCGAATCTACTTGTTAATAGCTTAACCATAGAACCCGCAGACCCACAAGAGGAAGTTGATATTGCAACCGGACAAAATTTCGTAGGGACAAGTGAATCATCAATCTTTAGGGCTCCTGGTAAAGGTACGTCAGAATACACCGCAAAAATAAGACTTGATTATTCTACAAATGGACAAACATTTGCTCAGAGTGATTTTGTTATTATCAATATTTAATTTAGATGGCAAATCGTAAAATATCATATACTTCTCGTGATTTTCAAGCAATAAGAACCGACTTAATAAATTATGTCAGAACCTATTATCCTGAATTAATCCAAGACTTCAACGACGCTTCAGTTTTTTCAGTTTTTTTAGATTTGAATGCTGCTGTGGCTGACAATCTCCACTACCACATTGATAGAAGTATTCAAGAGACTGTTTTACAATATGCACAACAAAGGTCATCAATATATAATATTGCGAGGACTTATGGTTTAAAATTACCGGGACAAAGACCATCTACCGCTCTCGTTGACTTTTCAATTACAGTACCCGCTTTTGGTGATAAGGAAGATGAAAGATATCTTGGACAATTATTAAGAGGGTCACAAGTTGTAGGTGCTGGTCTTGTTTTTGAAAACATTTATGATATAGATTTTGCGTCTCCATATAATGCTCAAGGGTTCCCAAATAGACTTAAAATACCAAATTTTAATGCAAACGGAGTTCTTCTTAATTATACTATCACAAAAAGAGAACTTGTTGTAAATGGTATCACCAAAGTTTTCAAAAAGGTAGTTACACCTAGTGATGTTAGACCTTTTTTCGAACTATTTCTTCCTGAAAAAAATGTATTAGGTATTACAAGTGTTTTACTGAAAGACGGAACTGACTATTCAAACATACCAACCACAGCCGAGTTTTTGGGGTTAGATAATAGATGGTATGAAGTCGATGCATTGGCAGAAGATAGAATTTTTGTAGAAGACCCAACAAAAGTAACAGACCAACCAGGAATCAAGGTTGGTAGATATATTCAAACAAGTAATAGATTTATTTCAGAGTATACAGCCGAAGGATTCAAGAAGATGACATTTGGTGGAGGTACAAATACTGCACAAGATGCTTTAGATGAGTTCACCACATTAGGACTCACAATGGACATTCAAAAATATAGTAACAACGTTTCTTTGGGTAACACTCTGAGTCCAAATTCCACACTCTTCATTCAGTACAGAGTCGGTGGGGGGTTAAGTTCAAACTTGGGTACTAACGTAATTAATCAGGTTGGAACTGTAAGTTTTTTTGTTAATGGTCCTTCAGAATCAACTAACTCATCTGTGGTAAATTCTTTAAGATGTAATAACGTAACTGCGGCTATTGGTGGTGCCGGAGTTCCATCACTAGAAGAAGTAAGAAATTATGTATCGTTTAATTTTTCAGCCCAAAAAAGAGCTGTGACTGTACAAGATTACGAGTCAATAATAAGAAATATGCCAGCTCAATTCGGTGCTCCGGCAAAAGTGGCTATTACGGAAAATGATAATAAGATTCTGATTCAGATTTTATCTTATGATACGTCAGGTAAATTAACAAGTATTGTTTCTAATACATTAAAACAAAACATTGCAAATTATCTTTCCAATTACAGAATGATGAACGACTATATTTCCATCTTTACCGCGGAAGTAATTGATGTAAGTATAGACATATCTATTGTTCTTGATACTGCTCAAAACTCTGGACAAGTAATTTCTGCAGTTATAGACGTTGTTTCTAATTATTTTGACCCACAAGTAAGACAACTAGGTCAAAACATTTATCTTTCAGAATTACAAAGTTTGATTCAAAATCAAAATGGAGTACTCACAGTTACAAACTTGGAAGTTTTTAATGAGGTTGGAGGACAATATTCATCATTTGAAACATCTATGGAATATTCAGACCCAGTAACAAAAAAAATTGGTGCGGTTGATGACACAATATTTGCTCAACCTTCTCAAGTTTACCAAATAAGATATCCAAATAAGGATATAAGAGTTTCAGTTAAAAACTTCCAGTCAGTTACAATGAGCTAACTAATTTAGTTTTATTATTTATAGGTTATACTTTAAGTAAATTGTGTTTTTGAAAAAAACTCAATAAACTATTTATAACTAAAGACCTTAATGGGTGAGTCATATAGAATAAGGACGGAACTAGGAGTTAATAAATCAATCAATATACAACTAGACCAAGAATACGAATTCTTGGAAATATTATCATTATCGATAAGTTTGGATGATGCTTACACAAGAACTTGTGCAGATTATGGAGTAGTTGTTGGAAGAGTTACAGCAAATAATGGATTAGGTATACCAAATGCAAGGGTTGCCGTTTTTATTCCTATAACACCAATTGATGAGTCTAACCCTATAATTCAGAGTGTATATCCTTATAAATCACCCGAGGATATAAATGAAGACGGATATAGATATAATCTATTACCATACGAAAAATCTTATTCGAATCACGCGGCAACAGGGACTTTACCAAGTAGATTAGACTCGTTAACAGGAAAAACACCTGTAGAAATTTACGACAAATATTACAAACTAACAGCCAAAACTAACGAAAGTGGTGATTACATGTTAATGGGTGTACCACTTGGAACCCGTACTCTTGTAATGGATGTAGATTTGTCAGACATTGGTGAATTTTCACTCACACCTCAAGATTTAATAAGAATGGGATTGGCGACAGAAGAACAAGTTGCCGGAAATAGATTTAGAACATCTTCAGATTTAAATTCTTTACCACAAATTGTAAACATACAAAGGAGTATTGAAATTTCTCCATTATGGGGAGACCCTGAAATTTGCCAAATTGCTGTAAACAGATTAGATTTTGATTTAAGGGACGATGCCAACATAGACATACAACCCACCTCCGTTTTTATGGGTTCAATATTTTCTTCGGGTGATAAATTTAGAGTTAGAAAAAACTGTAGACCTAAAGACAATTTAGGGAATTTATGTGGATTGACTGCCGGGCCTGGTCAGATATTGGCTTTAAGACAAACAATACAATTAGGTCCAGACGGGAACCCAATTTTGGAACAATACCAACTCGAACAGTCAGGAAATGTAATAGATGGTAATGGAATATC